AAAGTATTTGGCACGGCAGCAACAACAGAAGAAATAATAAAACAAAACCTAGATCCTTTTAGAGATGATAGCTTTGTACCTATTGTTGGTTTAGCTTCATTTGTTATTCCAGCAGCAATAAATAAATTTACTACTCCTGTTCCTAATCATGTAGTTGATAAAGCAGTTAAATCAGCAAATGATTGGATTCCAACTATTAATAAAGAATCTAAAAGAATGATAGTTAAAAATATAGATGGTACTCAATCTGTATTTGAAAATGGTGTATTAATTAATCCTAAAAAATTAGATACTCCTCCATCATCAGTAGGAGCTAAAGTTAATACAGAAGCACAAAATTTATCTACTCCAGGTAAAAGATTAGAAGGTGAAGCATTTGTAAAAAGTTATTTTTCTAAATTTGGAGAAGAAGGGCCTTGGACTCCTGTATTTAGAACAATGAAATCATTGTCAACAAATGCAAGAAAAATGATGTCTGACATTTTAGATACTCCTTTATTAAAATTAAAATCAACAAGAGATTGGGGATTCCAAGCAGTTAATCCATCTTTAGAAGTACAATTAAAAATGGAAGAAGTAGCTGTTATAGAAAGTATGAAAGATATTAAAAATATATATTTAAGATATTTAGAAAGTATTGGACAAACTAAACCTGTAACAGAAGTAGGTATTAATTGGAGAAATTCTTTTAGTAAAGAAGGTATGTCTATGTCGCAATTTTCAAATGAAATAGTTAGAGCTAGAATTTTAGGTAAAGAATATAAAGGTAATTCTTTTGTTGTAGAAGCAGCAAGAATTACTGAAGAAAAAGTTTATGGGCCTTTAATGAAACAAATTCAAAAATATAAATTAAGAGAAGAACCTGTGTTAGCAGAAATAAGAACAATGGAAAGTATTTTACAAATGTTTAAAGATACAGGTACTACTACTAAAATAGTTAAATCACAAATTGATGGTAAAAAAGCTACTTGGACAAAACCACAAGTAGAAGCACAATTAGAAAAGTTAATAGAAAGATTAAAAAATATTCAAAACAATCCTGATGGTGTTCAAAACTACATTAATATTATTTATAATAAATCAGCTATAGATAAAAATCCTGCACTATTTAAAAAAATAATTAAAGAATTTTTAAATCGTAAAGGTATTACTATGAATGAAGCTAAATTAAATAAATTAGTAGAAGATTTATCTGGTCATTTTCCTTTTGTAAGATTTGAAAAAAGAAGATGGGATAAATTATTAGTTAAAGCTGAAGCTCTTAAAAATGGTGGTATTAAAGAATTAAATGAGCTTATAGCTAATGAAAGATTTTTATATAATAGAGCTAGATATGCTAGAGCAACAAGAGCTAGAAATTTAAATTTAGATTCTGAAGCTCAAATAGCATTACTTAATGCTAACATGATAGGTGGTGATATATTTGCTTTACAAAAAGCATATTACAGACAAGTAGTTCCAGATATTTTATTAACTAAAAAATATGGTGATACTGCTGGTATGGGATATAAATATGTAAATGAAGCCGAGTCAATGACTGAACCTGGCTTACTTCAAGTAGCAGCAGAATATAATATGAGAATTGGCTTTACTCAAGATAAAGCTAAAAGATTAAAACTTGTTAAAGAAAAAAATCAAGTATTAAATGATCTTGAAGCAGCAGTTGAATTGCTTCGAGGTACATATGGTTTACCTTCTAATCCTCATCATTGGACTTCGGTAGCACTCAGATCAATGAAACACTATAACGCATTAACTATGCTTACAGGTTTTGCAGCAGCAATTCCAGATGTCGCTAGGGTAATTATGACTTCAGGTATTCAAAGAGGATTTAGAACTCAATTTGAAATGTTAACAGAAGCTGTTATTGGGAACGGTATTTATAAAATGGGTAAAAAAGAAGCTCAATCTTTTGGTGAAGCTGTTGATATGATTACAAATCAAAGAGCAATGTTATTTGCAGATATGCCTTCTGATATGTTTGGCTTTGTAAACAAATTAGAAAGTACTATGGGTAAAACTTCTCAATTTAATTTTATGTATATTAATATGATGTCTAGATGGACAGAAATGGCTAAAGGAATGGCATCTGTTACTATTGGTTCTAGAATATTAGAAGACTCAATTAAATGGGGTAAAGGAACATTAACTGATAAATGGAAAACAGCTTTAGCTAGTTCAGGTATTGATGAACAAATGGCTAAAAGAATAGCTGTTCAATTTGAAGAACATGGTACTAAAACTAAACATAATTTTATGGCTAATTCATCAGAGTGGACAGATGAAGCTGCAAAAAAAGCATTTGGTGCAGCGTTAAATAAAGATATTAATATTACAATTGTAACGCCAGGAAAAGGAGATACAGCTTTATGGATGAGTACTGAATTAGGTTCAACTCTTACCCAGTTTAAAAAATTTGCAATGGCAGCTTCTCAAAGAATTTTACTTCGTGGTATGCAAGAAAGAGATGCTGATTTCTTATTTGGTTCTATATTATTACTTGGATCTGGAATGTTAATTGATGGAGTGTACCATAAATATAGATTTAATAGAGATTATTCTAAAGTTCCAATGGCAGAAAAAATATTAAATGGATTTGATAGATCTGGATTAGCAGGAATCTATGCAGATGTTAACAAAGCAATTGAAACTTTAACTGATAATAGATTTGGTATGTCACCATTATTAGGTGCTCAAAAACCTTATGGTTCATCTACTAGATGGAAAATGGGAACAGTGTTTGGCCCATCAGGAGGGCAAATTTATAATATCTTTGATATACTTTATGACATTGGTGGAAAAAAATATAATCACCACACAGCAAAGAATGTGCGTAGATTGATACCATTTCAGAATGTATGGTATCTCGATTGGTTGTTTGACGACATACAAAAAGGACTTTATTAATGGCTATTACTATTTCCGACACAGAACCTCGTGTCCAATATACGGCAACAGCAGGACAAACAAGTTTTTCTGTTCCCTTTGAATTTTTTACAGTAAACGATGTTAAAGTTTATAATGGTTCTACATTACTATCTTACAATGCTTCACCATCATCAGCTTCACAATATTCGGTAACAGGAGCAGGAGTTTCTGGTGGAGGATCAATTACATTAGGGGGTGGGGCTACCGTTAATGATGTAATCACAGTTTACAGAGATTTAGCAATAGCTAGATCTACTGACTTTCCAACTTCAGGTGCTTTTCAAATATCTTCATTAAATGATGAATTAGATAAAATTATAGCTATGTGTCAACAGCTTGAAAGAGATTTAAAATTCTCTCCAAGAGCTGCAGCAACAACAGCAAATACATTTAATATTACTTTTCCTAACCTTGCAGCAAACAAAGTATTATCAGTAAATAGTTCTGGTAATGGATTAGAGTTTGCTCAAGATATAACTGACATTACAACAATTGCAGGTATAGCATCTCATGTAACTACTGTTTCCGGAATTGCATCAAATGTAACTTCGGTAGCAAATAATGCTACTAATATAAATTTAGTAGCAGGTTCGATTGGTTCAGTAAATACGGTAGCAGCAGACATTGGAAAAGTAGTAGCAGTCGCAAACGATTTAGCAGAAACAGTTTCTGAAATTGAAACAGTAGCAGATGACTTAAATGAAACTACTTCTGAAATAGATGTAGTAGCTGGAGCTGTAGTTAATGTTAATGCAGTAGGAGATGCAATTACAAATGTTAATGCAGTTGCAGGTAAAGTAACTGAAATAGGTTTATTAGGTACTTCAGCAGTAATTACAGATATGGGATTACTTGGTACTTCAGCAGTTATAACAGATATGGATATATTAGCTACTTCTGCAAATGTAACAGCAATGGGATTACTTGGAACAAGTGCTGTTGTAGAAGACATGGGATATTTAGGTACTTCAGCAAATGTAACTAATATGGCTACACTTGGTACATCTACAAATGTAACAAATATGGCAACTCTTGCAGGTATTACTAATTTAACTAATTTAGCAAATGCCCATGCAGCAGTATCAAATGTTTCTACTAATTTACAAGCAGTACAAAACTTTGCAGATGTTTATAGAATAGCAAGTTCAGCACCAAGCACTTCGTTAAATGTGGGTGACTTATATTTTGACACTACTGCTAACGAATTAAAAGTTTATAAATCTTCTGGATGGGCAGCTGCAGGTTCAACAGTTAATGGAACATCTCAAAGATATACTTATAATATTTCTGGAACACCAACTACAGTTACTGGAGCAGATGCAAATGGAAACACTCTTGCTTATGATGCAGGTTATGCAGATGTTTATCTTAATGGTATTCGAATGTCTGGATCTGATATTACAATTACTTCAGGTACTTCAGTAGTATTTGCTAGTGCTTTAGCAAATGGAGATGTAGTAGATGTTGTTGCTTATGGAACATTTAATGTTGCATCAGTTAATGCAGCTAACATAGATGCAGGAACATTGAATAATGCAAGATTAAGTTCTGATGTTACTCAAAATACTGCAACACAAACTTTAACAAATAAAACTATTAATGGTTCTAATAACACAATTTCAAATGTACCTAATTCAGCTTTAGTTGGAACTGGTGCAATTACTATTAATGGTTCAGCAGTATCATTAGGTGGATCAGTTACAGTAGGTGAAACTAAACCTACTATATCAAGTTTAACTCCAACTGTTATTACTAACGATCCTTCTAATGTAGTTATTGCAGGAGCAAACTTTGTAGCAATACCTAGAGTACACGCAATTAATACTGCAACAGGAATTTGGTATGAAGCAAGTACGGTAACTTATACTTCTGCTTCATCAATAACAGCAAATTTTACATTAACTGTTGATTCTGCAAATTACAGAATTAGAGTTGAAAACCCAGATGGTAATGCAGTTATATCTGGAGCTGATGCTTTAAATGTAAGTGATGCACCTGCTTGGACAACAGCAGCAGGTTCTTTAGGATCAGTAGCTGGTAATTTTAATGGAACAATAACAACGGTAGCAGCAACAGGAGATACGGTTACTTTTACAGAAGTATCTTCTCCTTTAGTTTTAACAAATGCTTCTTCAGCTAACTGTGCGTTGTCTACAGCTGGAGTAATTACTACAAGTGATTTTGGTGGTTCAAGTACGGCAGCAACTTTATATACTTGTACTATCAGAGCAACAGATGCACAAGGACAAATAAGTGATAGAACATTTACATTACAATCATCATTTGGTTCAACAGGTGGAGGACAATTTAACTAATGGCTAATGGAAGTACATATTTAAGAAAGCAACTTGCCAATTCTGACCAAAAGAAATGGACTTTATCTGTTTGGGTTAAACGAACAGATGTTGGTAATAGTTCAACTCATAAAATATTTGGTTCAGGTGGAGGTACTTGGGAAGCAGAAATTGCTTTTAATAGTAATGATAAATTTAGTTTTTATGCTTGGAATGGTGGTTCTTATGCAGCTAGAATACAATCTAATGCTGCATATCGAGACATAAATTGTTGGTATCATGTCGTAATGAGATGGGATACTGCTAATGCAACTGCAGGAGAAAGAATGAGAGCTTATATTAATGGAGAAGAATTAACTAGCTTACAAACAAATACAGTTCCTGCTCAAAATACTAATTCAGAATTTAATGCTAATTCACAACACGAAGTAGGTGCAGGTGGGAGTGGTAATGGTATATTTTCAGGTTTAATGAGTCATATGCACTTTTGTGATGGACAAAGTTATGCTCCAACAGAATTTGGAGAAACAGATACAACAACTGGAGAATGGAAAATTAAAACTGATGTTTCTGTAACTTATGGAACGCAAGGTTTTTTTATATTTGAAGACGGAACAAATTTATCAGGTTCAACAGTACAAGACCAATCAGGTC